GTGGGAAGACGCCTTGGTTCGTAAAACCGGGATTATCAAGTATTACTGGGAAGATAACGGCGACGACGAGGCCTATCAGCTGACCGGGCTTGATGAAATGTCTCTGAATGCTCTGTTGTCGGACCCGGAACTCTCCGTTGATGTCATCAGCAACATGATGACTGACATGGGTGAGAGTTACTCTGTCCAGGTTACTCGCAGTGCGCGCAATGGCCGAGTGAAAGTTAAAGCCCTGTCGTGTGAAGAATTTTTAATTGATCGTGACGCGACCAACCTCGAGGACGCGATTTTAACTGCACATCGCAGGATGGCGACCGCCTCTGAACTCATTCAAATGGGTTACGACCGTGATCTGGTAGAGAACAAGGCCGCGTCTGTTGATGAGTTAGATGACAACGTCGAGAGAAGGGTCCGCGATCCTGCTGCGCTTGATTACGGTTTTCGTTCCGAAGAATCAGTAAAACTCGTCGAATATGTCGAAGCCTATATGCGGGTGGATTGGAACAACGACGGTGTTGCTGAACTCAGAAAAATTTGTTGCATGGGTAATGACTACGAAATTGTCCATCACGAAGCCTGGTCGCATCCGCCGTTCGCGATCTTCTCCCCGATACCAGAGGCGCATGTGTTCTTCGGAACGTCTATTTTTGATTTGGTTGGTGATATTCAAAAGATCAAATCGAACGTTCTCAGAAACTCGCTTGATTCTCTGAGTTTGAGTATCCATCCCCGTATGGTGATTACTGAGGGGCAGGTCAATCTAGAGGATGTTCAGAATACGGAGATCGGCGCGATCATCCGCCAGGACCAACCAGGGGCGGTGCAGAGTTTAACTTTGCCGTATGTCGGTAAAGACGCCTTCCCAATGCTTGGGTACTTAGATTCCCTGAAAGAGGGCAGGACCGGCATCAGTAAGGCCTCGATGGGTCTCGATGCTGAGAATTTACAGAGCACAACTGCGGTTGCTGTAAATGCCACCATTCAAGGTGCTCAGGCACAGATGGAACTCATCGCACGGAACTTTGCCGAGATTGGTATGCGGCAGCTGTACTCCGGGGTCTTAAAACTGCTGATTCAGCATCAAGACTACGCCCGAATGGTGCGCCTGCGTGAGGAGTTTGTACCCATCGACCCACGTGCCTGGAACTCAAATATGGATGTTTCCGTCAACGTCCCTATTGGTGGCTCTAGCGATCAAGAGAAGATGTCCTCTTTACAGTCAATCATGACCGTACAAGAGAACATCATTGGCAAGTTCGGTATCAACAATCCGTTGGTGTCGCTTGCGAATTATCGTAACACCATCAATGCAGCCATTGAAATGGCCGGGTTTAAGAACGTTGATGCGTTTATTACTCAGGGTCCAGTAGAAATACCTCCGCCGGAGCCAAAGCCGCCTAGTGCAGATGAACTGTTAGTCCAGGCGCAGCGTGAGCAGATACAGGCCGAGGTGCAGATGAAGGCCGCTGACCTTGAACTTAAGCGCCAGCAGATGGTCCGCGATGATGATTTTAGACAGGACAAGCTAGAAGCCGACGTCATGATGAACGTCGCAGAGATTAAAGCCAAGTTTGGCGCTCAGATAACCACGGCTGAAATACAGGCCATGATGGATAGAGAGCGTGAACAAATGAGGAGACAGAACACTCAATGACAGACATAGAGGCCAGGAGGGCCAAAGAGTTACTCGAGGATGAGGTTTTAAAATCAGCGCTAGATAAAGTCCAAGAGGACTTAAAAAAGCGATGGGCACTGACCGCACCAAACGAAAGCGAACTTCGCGAGGAACTCTACCACGAACTGCTCGGCAGTCTCTCTTTTGAGAGGAAACTCAAAGCAATGTTAGGTAATGGACTAATCAAGAGGTAATTTTTATGGCGTTAGAAACCCCTAATTCAGGGACACTTCGAGAAGCGCAAGAGAAGGTTATGGGTTTACTGGACCCCTCCCCGGAGGAGGCACCCGAGGAGCCTGTGACCGAACCAAGTCCCGAGGAACCAATTGAGGAACCGACGGTTGATGAAGGACTTCTATCAACGGAGTCCGACACTGAGGACGACTACACAGACGACGAGGAGGAGCCCCCCAGGAAGTTCAAACTCAACTTAAATGGTGAGGAAGTTGAACTGACTGAGGAAGAACTGCTCAAAGGATACAGTCGCCAAAGTGATTACACGCGAAAGACACAGGACTTAGCAGAACAGCGAAAGCGACTCGATGGCATCACCCGAGAAACCGACGCTGCTAGGGATCGATATTCACAAATCCTTCCCGAACTCGAGGCCAACCTTTCCAAAATTCAAAAACAACTCAACGCGGAGCCCGATTGGGACAAGCTGTCAAAGGCTGACCCTGTTAAAGCGCTGCAACTCCAACGTGAATTCGATAGAAGGAAACAGGAGAACGCGGCCGAGTTGGAAAAAGTGAAACAGCAGCAACAGCAGTTACTCGCTGATCAGCAGCAGCGTTTCATGCAAGCAAGAGAAGATCGCCTGCAAGCGCAAGGCAAGTTGCTACTAGAAAACATCCCGGAATGGCAGGATGACGAAGTGGCCTCCAAGCAAAAGCAGGAGATCGAACAGTGGGCATTGAACAATGGTTACTTAGATGCGGACCAACTCAATGCAATCACAGATTGGGGTAGTGTCGCGATGATGCGTAAGGCCTGGTTATTCGACCAGGGCGCTACAGCAGCAAAGAAATCGCGTGCGAAAACCAGTAAGACCCTTTCACCGGGGTCTAAAGAAAGAGCGGCTCCGACGAGAACGGCATTTCGTGAGGCGCGAGCGCAAGTGAAGAAATCTGGAAAGATGTCGGATGCGCAGGCGTTGATTGAAATGCATTTGAATAATCAGTCGAAACGAAGGTAATTCAATATGGCTATCGTCGCTAACACGTTCACAAGTTATAGTGCGAAAGGTATTCGCGAAGACTTGATGAACATCATCTACGATATCAGCCCGGAGCAAACTCCTCTGATATCAAACATAGGCCAAGAGACTGTCTCTAACACTCTGTTTGAGTGGCAGACGGACTCTCTGGCAGCAGCCGACGCTACTAACGCACAGATCGATGGTGATGATGTTGCATCATTTACCGCGGTTACTGCGACAGTCCGCGTCAACAACAGAACCCAAATCTCACGCAAAGACTTCTTAATTGCGGATAACCTCCAGTTCCAAGACCTGGCAGGCCGCAACTCAGAAATTGCGTACCAGACCGTGAAAGCGGGTAAGGAACTTCGACGTGACATGGAAGCAGTGCTTGCAGCCAACGTCATTCCTACTGCGGGTTCAACGAGTGCGGCTCGGAAGACAGGTGGATTGAGCGCCTGGCTTTCAACGAACTCAGTCAGTAACACAGGGTCTTCTGGTACAGCCGGAGCGAATCCTGCACTTACTGCGGGTATTCCTACCACTATCCAAACTGAAGCAACTAATAAGCGAGCCTTCACTGAGGCGCTGCTTAAGGACGTTGTTCAGAACTGTTGGACAGAGGGTGGTGAACCCACAATGGTCCTTTTAGGTGCACACAACAAGCAGACAATGTCTGGCTTTGCGGGTATCGCTGCACAGCGTTACATGGCGCCTCCAGGACCAACCACAATCGTTGGGGCGGCTGATGTATATGTCAGCGATTTCGGCGAATTGTCCATCGTGCCTGATCGCTTTACTCCTGCTCGAAACGTTTTCGTTTTGGACACTGAGTATCTTGGCGTAGGTATGCTCCGACCCATGCAAACTGTTGAACTGGCGAAAACTGGTGACGCAGAGAAGCGCATGATCTTGGCGGAGTATGGCCTGATCGTGAAGAACGAAAAGGCGTGTGGTGCTATTTACGACTGCACAACTTCATAAATCACCTAGTGGTTTGAATGGGGGCTTCGGCCCCCGTTTTTTTTGGAGCCGGTATGAAAAGGATTCTTGATAAAGATAAGGACATGGGAACGACTACCACGTTCCACTATTCAGAACACGACAACACGTTCGGCATACAAACTCAGCAGGACGTGACGCAGATTCTAAAAGACGCGAAAGCGCAAAAGAACGAAACCGATAAACACACCCGGTACGGCGATATGACAAAGGTCGCCTCGATCCCAATGAGCATGTACCACGAGTGGGTCCGCAAGGGTTACACAAAAGATCAAAAGAAGATGAAGCAACTCCTGAACTCGCCGGAGTTGAAGCACTTTAGGACGCGAGAAGGCAAAGTCTAATGGCCATAACGAACTATGGGACGCTCAAAACTGAGATCGCGGATACGCTGAACCGCAGCGATTTAACGTCGGTTATCCCCAGTTTTATTGATTACGCGCACAACAAACTGAATCGTGACCTACGCACCAGGCAGATGGTGCAGCGCGCGACCGCGTCCATAGATTCTGAGTATTCGGCTTTCCCAGGCAACTTCCTGCAAATCCGTGACATCAGGTTGAATACAAACCCGGTCACGCACTTAGAGCAGATTACTACTGAGCAGCAGAACCAGGAACGGCAGACCCACGGCAACACAGCCGGGCAGCCGAAGTTCTACTCTGTGGTCGGTGAGACATTTCAAGTCTTCCCAACGCCCGACACGACTTACACGGGTGAGATCGCCTATTACGAAGAAATCCCTGCACTCAGCAGTGATTCAGACACCAACTGGCTGCTGACCAAAGCCCCAGAGACTTACCTATATGGCTCCCTGGTGCACGCAGCGCCATACCTAAAAGACGACGAGCGCATTGTTGTTTGGCAGACGCTCTACCGGGATGTTTTTAATTCACTAGAAACCGAGGACGAGAAGAGCCGATTTAGCGGCACCACGCCTCGCTTACGACACAGGAGTTTCGGCTGATGGCAGCATTTTCCGACTACTTAGAAGGCGCATTGTTAGACGCGACCCTTCGCAACACAACTTACACATCGCCATCTACTGTTTACCTGGCGCTTTTCTTGTCAGACCCGACAGATGCCGGAACTGGCACAGAGTGCAGCGGAACTAACTACTCGCGTCAGTCTGTGGCGTTTTCGCGAACAGGTGCTGTCGCAAGTAATACTTCAGCGATTGAATTTAGCGCTGCGGGGAATTCTTGGGGCACTATTACACATTTCGCCGTGTTGGACGCATCCTCATCTGGGAATCTGCTCTATCACGGCGCGCTGACAGCTAGTAAAACAATCGCGACAGGCGATATTTTTCGCGTTCCTAGCGGTGACTTAGATATTACTTTGGCATGAGTGCATACGGTAGTGGCGTATATGGCGACGGTTCATATGCGCCTGTTCTCTCTGGCTATGGCTCGTTTACCTATGGCACGGGCGCGTATGGCCAGGACAACCCAAGAACTGACGCTGCGGCAAGCGTAACTGCCACAGCATCTGCGACCTGTGAAGCCGGTTTTGCCATTAGT